GAATTATAGACAACGAAAATTTTATGAAAAGAGGCATTAAGTGAATATTTTATCATTAGAAAACATTACACATTCATACACAGAAAGAAATTTATTTGATGACGCAAGTTTTTATCTTCATGAAGGAGAAAAAGTTGGAATCATTGGCTGATACAAGTTTGTTGATGGTGAAAAAGTGATTCATACATTCTTTTTTGGTTTCAGCGTCAACTTGATATTCCCCTTGAAGGATAAGCTGGGAAACTTTAAGAGATGCAAATATAACGCGGAATTCATTAGGTAAAAGATTTTGGACTCCGGAAGTGATTTTCCGGGCGGCAGACATACAACACTGTAAATTTATTTCAGCCTGTATATCTGTTACTTCCATATCGAGAGAAGGGAGAATCGAAAGAGTGCATAAAATTGTGTCGATATCTTCTCTTGTAGGTTTATAACTTATAGGTTTCATAAATGCCTCCTTTTAATTTGATGTGTGAAGAAATTATACGACTAAAAGGGAGAGAAAACAATAGCAAGGAAAACAGAAAGGAAAGCATGACAACAATCACAATCTATAGAAATAAGAGAAATGAACATAAATTCATCGAAGTACACAATGATGGACATTGTCATAATTCACTGAAGCAGTACCTGCAATGGGAAAGAAACGTCGTAACAGGCGAACCACTCCAGAAACCAGTGAAGAACATCACAGGAGACAGACGTCTCCATCGTTGGAGAAAAGCGAACCTGAAAGAATTGCTCGAAGATTATGAGCCAGTAACAGCATAGAAGAAAGGAGGAAGACACATGGCAGTAGCACTTGAAACCGAAAGAAAGAAATTAGAGAACCAGACAAAGGACATTGAGGAAATGATTTCACTGCTGAAGCAGCTGACCAGCGGCGAGAAGCGTGAAGTCAAAGGAATCATGATCGGATTGCAGATGGCAAAGCAGGCAGGACTGACTGCATAGAACAGGCCCCGGCGGAAATGCCGGGGAGTACATATAAGGAGAACAGGCATGACAACGAAAGATCAGGAGAGAAAATCGGTCGAGAAAATCAGAAAGATTGTTGAGGAGTTGGGCGAGAACAGTTACGTCGGATTCGCAATGGAGGGAGTCCTGGAACTGGCAGAAGACAATATTCGAGAAGATACTGCGTACAGCATGAAAAAAAGTGCAGAGATCGCGTGGGAGAGAGCAACCAAAGCAGAGAAAGAGAATAAAGACCTGAAGAAGACCGTCGAGAAGAGAGAGGCAACCATTTCAGAACTGAACACGGAACTCTGCTCTTGTATTGCAGAGGCGAAAGCGAACGCGATTCCAGAAGAACTGGTTCAGGAAATGTATTGCATGGCATATGACAAGGAAGCAGGAGCACAGAAAAAGATGGAGCAGGCAGCGGACCAGATGGCAGAGGCAGCAATAAAAGGAGAAGATACACAGAGCTTTGCGAAAGAATACCAGGCACAGAAAAGCAACAGAAGAAGATACGAAAAAATCATGCAGCAGTTAGACAAGATAGAGAAAAAGAAGGCGGGAAGATAATGGCAAGAACAAAGAAAAGCGGCTTCCGAAGGTGTCCGATCTGCGGACACCACGCTGATCGGAAAGACATGCGGTACACAACAGACAGCAACGGGATCCGATGCAGAAGTAAACAAAGAATATGAATATTGAAGGGAAAGCAGATGGCAATCATCAGGATAGTAGAGACAGATGTGTATTGCGATATTTGCGGGGAATGGATAACAGGCTGGAGGTCTAAAGAAACAGGTGTAAGCAAAGAGTGGGCGAAAACATTTGCACGAGAAAAAGGATGCACAGCCGGAAAAAGGATCGTATGCAAGAAGTGCAGGATAGAAAAGAGAATGAAAACATGCAGCATACAGAAAAAGATCGGGACGGCAGGGAGAGACGCAGATGGAACTTGCATGGGATTCGGAAATGGGGCATCAGACGAACCGATAGAAAAATGCAAGAGGTGCATAGCAAACACATCATATCAATGGGAATAAAAATGTTCAAAGGATAGAAGCCGAAACAGGGGCGAGGTCCCTGTCTGGACACGACGGCAACGTGTTCACTGATGATGGTAAGCCGAAAGACATTATCGGAGCATCGCGAAAACATGGCGGCACGTACAGTCTGCCAGAACACTGTATGGATGGATAACAGGTTTTAGCACTTTTTAAGGCGAAAAGGCAGACACGGTGAGAACGCTTGCCAGAAAGAAGGCGGAGGAAGAAAAATGAAATTCATTGATTTTTTTGCCGGAGTCGGAGGGGTCCGCAGAGGCATGGAATTAGCAGGGCATGAATGCGTTGGCTTTTGCGAGTTTGACAAGTTCGCGACTGCAAGCTACACCTCGATGCACCTGCTCACCCAGGAACAGAGAGAGTTCCTGGACAAAATGCCACTGAAACAACGGCAAAAAGAGATATTGAAGGAGGAATACAGAAATGGAGAATGGTATGCAAATGACATTAGAAGAGTGTATGCCGGAGACATTCCAAAAGCAGATTGCTGGTGCTTCGGATTCCCATGTCAAGACATCTCCGTCGCAGGAAAGCAGCTTGGATTTCAAGGAAACCGTTCAAGCCTGTTTTTCAGAGTTATGTACCTTGTCGGACAGCTCGAAGAAGAAAATAAACCCACTTACCTTTTCATTGAGAACGTTAAGAATTTGCTTAGTGTTAATGGAGGATGGGATTTCGCCAGACTGCTCATTGAAATGGAGCAGGGAGGGTATGATGCAGAATGGCAAGTGCTCAACTCCAAAGATTTTGGAGTCCCACAAAACAGAGAAAGGTGCTTCATTGTCGGACATCTTAGAGGCAGAGGTTCCGCAGAAGTATTTCCTGTCGAAGGAACAAACAGAGAGAATAGTGTTTCAATAATTGACCACAGAGACGGTTACAGGAGAAATACACAAGTATTTTCACAGGAAGGAATCACGGAAGCATTAGACACAGCGGCCGGCGGAGGAAGAGGACATCACAATGCATTGCCGTGTTTTATTGATTTATGTAACGAAGGCTCAAAAATGACAGACCAGGCACGATGCCTGAAAGCGAGATACTACAAAGGAGCATCGAACCATGCAGGGCAAGACAGCGGAATCGCAATTCTAGTATTAACACCAGACAGAGCAGAGAAACGTCAAAACGGAAGAAGGTTCAAAGAAGATGGAGAACCGATGTTCACACTAACAGGACAAGACCGGCATGGAGTTGCAATCAAGGTTAAAGAAGCAACAAAACAAGGATATGCGGAATGCAGATCAGGAATTGACAGTGTAAATTTCTCAATGCCGAACAGTAAGACAAGAAGGGAAAGAGTAGGACGAGAAATTGCAAACACATTAGACACAAGTTGCAATCAGGGGATATTCGTTCAAGTGTCAGAAGAATTGGTCGTATATGCGGTCTGGTATGAAAAATATCAGTGTTACATAGCAATCAGAAAACTAACTCCGAAAGAATGCTTTAGATTGCAAGGATGGACGGATGACTATTTTGAAAGAGCAGAGTTTGTCAATTCAGACAGCCAGTTATACAAACAGGCTGGAAATGGAGTGACGGTGACGGTCATCGAAGCAATGGCAAGAAAACTCGGAAAATACAGAAAGGAGGAATGAATATGGAAACAAGAACACAGCCGGATGCACTGAAGGTCTTTACAGCGATCGCAATGATCGTCAACAGTCGGGAAGATTCAGCAAAAGTGAAATTGACAAGTGTAACCAGAAAGACGGATAGAGAAGAGAAAAGAAGTGCATGAAATGAAAAAGCCTTCGGAATTGCTTGCAGGCTTCCGAAGGCGATTCGTTGACGTTCAGGTCAACACACATCTCGGTATTATTGTACTGCGAACGGCCTGAAAAGTCAATCAAAACAAGCGTCCCGAAGCGGTTCGGCGGACTTGTAATGGATAGTAACATTTCAACGATAAAGAGAAGTAACAGAGGTGATTCAGGATGGAGCAGAGCAAGAGACGGAGAAAGAAAAACGTCTATGTAGAGTATGACTATGAAGAGGCATATCAGAAGCAGATTGAGAATCTGGAAGAGGACATCATCAAGAGGATGATGGATGGAAAGAAGATCAAGTATGTGTATGCCACAAAGGAGATCAAAGCAGGTGAGCAGTTGGAAGTCGAGATATATCCAGAGTTCACCAGAAAGAGAGCCGAAGAGATTCCAGAGGAGGGCAGAAGGAAGAAGGACAGACAGGCACAGAGGAACCTGAATGAGACGAACAGCAGGAAGCAGTGTGAGAGAGTCATCAATGAGAATTTTGGTGACAGGGATATATGGGCCACGTTCACATATTCGGCAGAGTACACACCTGCGAGCATGAAAGTGGCGAAGAGCCATATGCAGAACTACATCCGCCGCCTGAACTACAAGAGAAAGAAGAGAGGTCTTCCGAACGCTCGGTATGTGTACGTTACGGAGCAGGGAGAGAAAGGCAGATGGCATCATCACATCGTACTCGACGGAGACATGGACATGGACACAGTGGAAAGTCTCTGGACATACGGAAAGAGGAATCAGGTTCGCCGCCTTCAGAAAGACGAAAACGGCCTCGTGGGAATGGCGAAATATGTGTCAAAGCCGAAGGGCAAGGGGAAGGACTCCGAAGAAGGAAAGTATCAAAAAATCTGGACTCCATCGAAGAACCTGAAGAAACCGGATGAGAGCAAGAATCATTACAAGACAAAGCAGAGCCATGTGGACAAGATGGTCAACGGTACGCTTCCAGTGCAGGAGCATCTGAACAAGTGGTACGCATCAGAGGGTTATGAGTACACGGAATCAGAGATCAGGTACAACAAGTGGAACGGCCAGTATTACATATATGCTCGAATGAGAAAACAGCAGGAGGAGAAAGGAGGGAAGAAGAGAAATGAATTTGAGATACGCAAAGCGAAGCGAGGACACAGAGCAGATTAACGTGGCATCGTGGGCGGCTTGGAACGAGAGACAGTACCCGGAACTGAAGTGGCTGCATCATATCCCAAACGGAGGAAGCAGAAACAAGGCAGAGGCGGTCAAACTGAAGCAGATGGGAGTGAAGTCAGGTGTCTCTGATCTCTGCCTGCCGTACCCGAAAGGAATTTACTGCGGACTGTACATCGAGATGAAGTTCGGAGACGGAAAGCACCAGAAGTCACAGAAAGAGTTCCTGACCGACATGGAAGCGGTTGGACACTATGTCGCAACCTGCTACACATCAGAGGACGCAGTGAAGGTGCTGCGAGAGTATTGCGAGTTATTATCTCCGCAGTGGATGAAAGAACCGAATAACAGCGTCTGGAAAGAGGGAACAATCTCACCACTGAAGAAAAAGTGAGGACAAGAGCATGGATGAATATGCAGCGGTAGTCAGAAAGTTCTATGAGGTGTACAGACCTATCGGGAGAAGATACAACTTGCGTGTTCACAGTAGATTCTCCATGAACAGACCCGGATTCATCAAAATTTATCAGGGAGACGGTCCCGATCGGAAGCAGATCATCAAAGTTAAAGAGGACGATGACATCGCTTGCTATAAAAGAGCGATTGACGAACTGGAAAGCTGGGCGAAGAGCCGGGAAGACGAAAACGCGAGATACAGGACAGCGTGAGGCGGAGTGAATACGCTATCCCGTGCGGAGAATATTTCGTGACGAATGAACACGCAGAACGCTTGCGAAGAAAATTGAAATTGATAACAGGAGGACACACATCATGAAAATTATTGCAGTTATGACACAGAAGGGCGGAGTCGGAAAGACGATGACAGCATCATCGCTGGCATACATCCTCGGAGTAGAGCATGGAAAGAGAGTGCTCATCGCTGACGCAGATCAGCAGGGGAACATCTCAATGTTGTACGGCAGATTCGAGCCGCAGGGCATCGGAATGTCGGAGTTATTAGAAAAGCACCGGGCGATCGGTGGTACATATAGCACAGAGCAGTTGATTGACGAGACACCATACGAAAACATCAGCATCATTCCGGCGAACGGATTCCTGATGAGAACGAACATGACACTGCTCCTCTTGGAACAGGACAACCAGATTCTCCGCTTCAAGATGGCGATGGAGGAGATTCAGGACCGATACGATTATTGTATCGTAGACTGCGGACTCCTGATGGACATGACAGTGACGAATGTTCTGGTGGCAGCAGACCTCGTGATTCTTCCGGTGAAGGTTGGAGGGTTCGAGATCGAGGCGATCGTGAACATGGAGGAGCAGTTGGAAGACCTGCGAGGATTCAATCCAGACATCAGGATGAAGCTGCTCATGACGATGCGTCAGAAGAATATGACAAGTCTTCAGGTTGAGGAGTGGTTGAAAGCATCATCCGGTCAGGATTGCTTCCAGACGGCAATCAGACGCTCGATCGTGGCAGAGAAGGCAACAATGGAGCACGTACCTCTGCCGAAGTTTTCAAAGAGTGGAATCGTCGCAAAGGATTACAGAGAAGTGACAGAAGAGTTGCTGAAGGATATGGAGGGATAAAGGATGATGTTCGGAGGATGGTTCAGCGGAGAAAGCAGCATGGCAGGAATGTCAGGAATGGAGAAACCATCGACGAGAAAGCATCGGACGAGCATCTGGACATTGCGAAAGCAAGTATGAAGGAACTGAAACAGATTCAGGTGGTACTGAAAGAATAGTTATCCCGGCAGAAAATGTGGATATTGTGGATAAGTCATCAGATACAGAGACAAAGGAGGATAAGTAATGGCAGCGGGATGGAGCGTCATGGACGCAATCAACCGGAACAGCAAAGCAGCAGCGGAAGAAAGACCGAAGGCACGGTTCAGAACCAGAGACATCAGCGTGAAAAAGATGTACAGCAATGACATGAACTTTTATTCCAGACAGGATATCGAGGAGTTGTCGAACCTCATTCTCGCCGTGGGACTGATTGAGAATATGGCAGTTACATATGACCCTTGCGAGAAAGGAGAGTACAGAATCATATCTGGTGAAATGAGATGGAGAGCATTGAACCTTCTACTCGAAAAAGGGTATTCAGAGTTCGAGGTGGCAACGTGTCAGATTCTGACACCTGCCGAAGAACACGAGGAGATGGTGCAGATCATCGTTGCGAACTCATACAGAACGAAGAACATCAAAGATCAGCTTGAAGAAGCACAGAAGCTGAAAGAGTCCTTGCAGTACATGAAAGAACACGGACTGACACTTCAGGGAATGAAACTGGACGGAAAGAAGATCAGAGATGTTGTGGCGAACATCATGAAACTGTCAGGAACGAAGGTGGCACAGATTGACGGAATCAACAGAAATTTATTGCCGGAGTTCGTGGAGCAGTTAAAAGAAGGCAAGTTGACGTTCTCTGCTGCATACGAACTCTCTGGAATGTCAAAAGAAGATCAGGAGGAGATGCTGAAGGCACACGAGGAGGGTGAGGCTCCGACATGGAAAGAGGTCAGAGAAGCGAAGCGGCCAGAGCCGGAAGAGGTGTCAGAGTCTGACACGTTACCGGGACAGATGGAATATCCGAAGGACTATGAGGAGTCAGAGGACGAAGAAGAGTCCGATCAGGGAGAAGAACCGGAGCACGAGGAAGAGTGGGAGCAGGCACATCCAGAGAGCATCACATCGTTATGCTACTCCTGCCAGAGATACGCAGATTGCAACGTGAAGACAGGAACCTGCGAGAACTGCGATCAGTATGTCAACAAGGCAGAGGCGGAGAAAACAGACGAGCAGAGGTACGATGAGGAGCAGGCAGCAATCGACAGAGAAACAAAGAGAAAGCTGCAAGAGCGAGAGCAGGAAGAGAAGATGAACAATCTCCCATCTGATAGCAGAGAGGGAAAGGAGTACATCAGACTCTCCACGGACACCTTCGAGGATGTGATCGCCGGAAGAAGACCATACCTGATTCTGAAAAATGACAAGATCAGAACCGGAATGATTGTGAGTGCACTTGAATTTATGCAGGGCAGAGCAACCGGAAGAGAACTGGCACTGGAAATCGTCTGCATGGACGATGCAGGAACATCCTCTGCACTGGAAGACGGATATTGTGTCGTAGGCATCCGGCAGCAGGAGATTCTGAAAGAAGCAGGAGCAGATGCAGCAGAGTATGCAGATCAGCCTGTTATGCAGTACGGGGCATAAGGAGGAAAACATGATTTTTATAAATTCACCATTCACGATTCTGGATGAGGCTTTTCGGGGCCTCTATCCAGACAAGAAATACAAAGCCTGCATTGAACCGAGCATGAAAGACGATGAAGGGAATCGGGTGTTCGGGTTCACGCAGTTCAGCAAAGGAGAGACACCAGTCATCGCAATCAGTGCAGAATTGAGCATCATGGATGCGACGGAGATATTCGCACATGAACTGGCTCATGTAGCAGCAGGCGAGGGAGTAGGTCACGGAGAAAGATGGGACGAGGAGTTCCAGAAGATATTCGACGAGTACAACCGGATAGGCAGGGAACGGTTCGGAGAAGACGGAAAAGAAATCGAAACCGCACCAGAATACAGAGGAGGATGGATTCGGTCAGAAGACCGGATGCCGGAGGAAGGCGAAGATGTGCTCGTGTGGTTTGAGTATTTCCGGTTCGGGAACTATCAGGAATTATTCCAGACGGTAGGCATCAGTTGCACATGGAGAGGCAAGTGGTCAGGGTTCGTGAATGGTTCGAGCGGTTGGAGAGATTTGAGAATTATCGCATGGCAGCCATTACCGGAGCCATACAGAGAGGAGCAGGGTATACGATAGGCGAGAAGAAAGAACCACCAAAGCAGCCTATGAGTAACAATCGCCGCAAGATGAAAGGAATCCCGATGATCAGACGGCAGCAGCTGAGAAGAGTACAGAGAAAGCGGAGAAAAAAAGACGAACGGCTGGCAGCAGCTATCATCACGCTGACAGTGAAGGAACTGAAAGCACAGCACAAGAGAAACAAGAAGGGAGGACACCGGAATGAATAAGGTGATCCTGATGGGACGATTGACAAGAGATCCGGAAGTGAGATACACACAGGGCGAGGAGCCTATGGCCATCGCCAGATTCACACTTGCAGTAGACAGACGAGGCAAGAGGGACGGAGAAGCAAGTGCAGACTTTCCTTCCTGCGTATGCTTCAGACGGACAGCAGAATTCATCGAGAAGTATGCACACCAGGGAACGAAGCTGGTAGTTGTGGGAAGGATTCAGACGGGAAGCTACACAAACCGGGACGGACAGAAAGTATATACGACAGATGTGGTCGTCGAAGAAGCAGAGTTCGCAGAGAGCAAAGCGGCCGCACAGAGAAACCGGGAAGGAAGCAGCCAGGAACGGCCAGAGCCGGTGGATGCAGACGGGTTTATGAATATCCCGGACGGTATTGACGAAGAGCTGCCATTTGCATGATGAGCAAGCAGAGGTATTTATGGCTGGCAGTGACCGCGGATGAATACGAACTGCCGCTGGTCATTGAGGATACGGCAGCGGCATTAGCAAGGCGGCTGGGAGTCAGTGAGGATACCGTCAGGGTGATGGAATACCGCGGAAAAAATGAAAGGTATAGAAGAACGAGAAAAGGACCGATGCCGGGCTTTGGAACCCGGTACAAGGTCCGGAAAGTGGAGGTGGATGGATGAGAGACATACTGTTCCGGGCAAAATTAAAAGATACGAATTACTGGGCAGAGGGATTCTATTGCAGTATGAGAGAGACGACATACTGTTGCGAGGAAGATTATAAACGGCATCCTGTACCGTTGCATCATCTGATTGCAGTGGACGAAATGACAGACTGGGGTATGCCAAACAGATTGCGACTGTATGAGATCAACACGGAAACATTATGCCAGTATACAGGATTGTGTGATAAGAATGGTAAGAAAATCTGGGAAAATGACATTGTACAGTATGGGGAATATACGGCTGTTGTCAGACATGGAAAATATACAGCAGGATTTTATGTTGATTTTCCAGAGGAAACAAATTACAGAAAAGATCTGGGCTACTGGTACAAAAAAGTAAGTGTGATCGGCAATGTGCTTGAAGATACAAAAGGAAACCGTCTGGAATCCCATACGGTTAGCGAATCTGGATGGATTCCGGTGACAGAGAGATTGCCGGAAAAATGATGATTATGTGCTGATGTCGTTTGAAAATTCCTCTCGTTCATCGGTTGGGAGATACGTGGGCGATGAAGAATTAGGCGGTGCATGGTATTTTGAGGATTACTTCGGCGAAGATATCTGTCTGGCGAACGACCTGTTCGTCAATGCCTGGATGCCGCTGCCGAAGCCATACAGGGAGGATGAGTAGAATGATGACCTGCAGTGATTGCCTGTGTTATTACTGCCTCTACTACTGGTCGGAGCGATATCCCTACGGAGGGTGTTATGACGATCACAGAGCACAGGCAGATCCATACACGGATCATTATCCGGAAAGGCATCTGTGGTCAGACAGTCATAAGCCAGGAGAGCAGGCACACTGGTGCAGGGGCGGCAACTTATATCCGACAGAAGAATGCCCATATTTCGAACAGTATGAAGGGCAGAAAATAGAACAATGTTACCGTGCAATGATTTCCACGTTCCAAGATGGATACCAATCGTGTCCGATGATGGTGAATGGAACATGCGAAAAATGTCTAAGAGAGCTGAATGAGGCTATACAAGGAGGAAAAGAACAATGAGCTATAATAAGAATTGTAGCACATGCAGATACCACGACAGCAGAGGGATCTGTGTGTGCCCGAAGAGTGAAGAGTTCAGAGATGTTACAGTGAACACATACTGCTGTGGACAATACGAAAGAAGCTGGAAAAAAGCCATGGTTGAGGCGTTCATGAAAGGGGCGGGAAGATGAGCGATGAAAGCAAAACACCGAAGAAACCGCAGGCTGTACTGAGCGTGTTTGGTGGAACAGCCTACGAGTGCCGAAACTGCGGCGATGAGGTGCAAAAGTATCTGCCGTATTGCCCGTGGTGCGGACAAATGCAAGATTGGAGTGATGTGGATGAATCATGAAGGATACCGTGATCCGACAGCAGACAGAGCCGTGCGAAAGGCGGATAAGATGCCGAAGCACATCAGAAAGATATTTGATGCGTTGAATACGGTTGTGAGTGTGCAGGGGATCAAAGTGACGGAAACCACTGACAAGCACACCGGAAGAAAGTGGAAACTGTGATACATACGAGGGGAGGCGATGCCGGTGGAAATGACAAGGGCAAAACTTGACGGGTATCGGAAACTGGTGCAGGAGATTCCGATACTGGAATGCGAGCTTAGGGAGCTGCGGCTGACAGATAAAGGCATGGGGAACAGTGTGATCATTAACGGAAAGAATGGATCGAAGAAACCGGAAAGTGTCGTGGGTTTTGACCATGAGCGATACAATCGGCGGAAAGAATCTTTGCAGCGGAAGAAAGAGGAAGCCAGAGCAATCCGTGAATGGATCGAGGCAATAGAGGACGGACAGACAAGATGTGTGTTCCGGATGTTCTACGTGGATGGGATGACCTGGGAGCGGATTGCAAGCAAGACCGGACACAGCAAAAGCCCGGATTATCCGCGGCTGATGATAAGGGATGCATACCTGAAAAAAATGAAGATAAAATAAAAAAAGTTCGTTTTATTCGGATTATTCGTTTTATAATACAATGGAAGCCAAAGGCGGAGTTGCCGCTGCTGAATAATCATATTAATTCCTTTTCATTGTGGTAAGCACTTGCATACAGATGCAGGTGCTTATTCACGTTCGGGGGTGGTGTATATGGAGAAAGAGATGTTGGACTGGATCACGCAGCTGATTCGGGAAAATGATGTACACAGATTCTATGCATCACCGGTCTGGCGAAAGAAACAGGCACAGATACTGCGTGAAAACCATTATGATTGCGAAAGGTGTAAAAGGAAAGGGCTTGTCGTAAGGGCAAGAACCGTGCACCATAAGAAGTATCTGCGGGAACATCCGGAGCTGGCACTGGAGGATGAGAACCTAGAACCGATCTGTGAACGATGCCATTATGAGGAGCATCATAAGAAACGCAGGTTTATCAATGAGGAGCGATGGTAGAAAGAGCGGTGGCAGGGCATCCCCCCCGGCCGAAAAAAATGAAAAAACTCTGGGGAACCGGTGACCGGGGAGGGGGCTCGTATCCGGAGAAATTTTGAAAAAACTGAAAAAGTTGGGTGGTGAAGGCAAAATGGCAAGGAAAAAGAGCGAGGCGGCACAGAGACGAAAAACGCTGGAAAGCCTGAAAAATGCACTGGTTTCGAATAAGCTGTCTGAAAAATTTTTACAGGATAAGGTAGATGAATATATGTCATTTTACGATGATTTATCGTGGATTAATGAGACACTTATTGCACTGAAATCGTCCGGAAACTGTTCCCTAAAGGTATACACGGATGCCACAGCCGAAAAACGCCGGATCTCATCCGAGATGCGTAACATCTTACGCTTCCTGGGATTGAAGACACAGGATGTGAACCTGACGGGCGGTGAGGACGATGAGGAGCTATAGCCCATATATTGACCCTTATCTGCGTAAGATCAAAAACAATGAGGTTCTGCATTGCCAGGAACAGGAGCTTATGATCGACAATCTTGTAATCCCTGTGCTGGAACGTGAAGATGTCATTATCGATAACGAAAAAATAGAAAAAGGATTATCCCTGCAGAAGTACTTCCCATATCGTCTGATCGAATGGGAGGTTTTTTTGTTTGCCCTGATCGTCGGAGTGTATTTTACAGACGGCGATATCGTTTTCAATGAAATCCGCGTAATGGTAGGACGCGGAAGCGGGAAGAATGGTTTTATTTCTTTCCTGTGCTTTTACTTCCTATCGCCGTATCACGGGATACGCGGTTATAACATTGACTTGATGGCAAATGCCGAGGACCAGGCGAAAACGTCATTCAAAGATGTTTACGAGGTGATCACAGATCCGGTGGAAGCAAAGTATAAAAGCGTCCTGAAGAAGAACTATCATGCAACCAGGGAACTGATTACAGGAAAGGATACAAAGTCAGAACTGCGTTACAACACTTCTTCGAAGCGTGGCAAGGACAGCAAACGTACTGGTTGTATCATTTTCGATGAGAAACACGAGTACACGGATGTGCAGAACATGAACACGCTGAAATCCGGACTTGGAAAAGTCTGGCACGGCCGTATCATCACGATCACAACGGATGGGCACATCAGGGGAGCGGTACTGGATCAGGAGAAGGAACAGAACAGGGCAATCCTGAAAGAATATAATCCACTGAACCGTACACTGGTATTCTGGTGCCGTATCGAGAAAGAAGAGGAATGGAATCAGATTGATAAGCTGGTCAAGGCAATTCCGAGTCTGAATGATTTCCCAAGCCTTCGGACTACGATACAGAAGGAAATCATTGATATGCCGTACAACATGGATTATTATCCAGAGTATATGGCAAAGCGGTGCAACTATCCGATCGGCAATAAAGAGGTGGAAGTTGCCACATGGAAAGACATCAAGGCAGCCACAAGCCAGGAAATACCTGATCTGACAGGAAGGAACTGTGTCGGAGGCGTGGATTACGCAAAGACGAACGACTTTGTGGTCTGCGGCCTGACATTTCACGTAAAGGGCAAGGTGTATTACATCCAGCATACCTTTATCTGCCGGAACTCCCGTGACCTTCCGGGAATCAAGGCACCGCTTCAGGAGTGGTGTGAAAAAGGAGACGCAGAGATGGTGGACGATGTGGAGATTTCACCGTATCGGGTGACCGAATGGTTTGAAAAAATGGGACAGACGTATAACATCCTGAAGATTGCAATCGATAATTTCCGTTACTCACTGCTCAATTCCGAGTTTAAGAAGATTGGGTTTGATGCGTTTGAACGGAAGAATATCCTGCTGGTACGGCCGAGCCATATCATGCAGGCAGCACCGATCATCAATTCTTTGTTTATCAACCATAACATCGTGTTTGGATATACGCCGATCATGCGGTGGTATACCAACAACACGAAAAAGCAGATGGACAGCAAAGGCAATATCACCTATGGAAAGATTGAGCCGAATTACCGGAAGACGGATGGCTTTATGGCATTTGTCAACACGATCGTGATCCTGGATGAAATACCGGAAGAAATGGACTATAAAGAGATTGACTTTGGCGTATACACCTATTGAGAGGAGGTGGAAAAATGGGGTTCTGGAGCTGGCTGAAAGGTAAAACGCTTGGAGGAAAAAGCGTTGAAGTTTCTACGGAAACGCTTCAGAAATACGTGGATCAGGAGAAGATGGCGAAGCTTGTCATGGAAGAGTTTACAATCCATGCGGCAATCAATCTGATCGCAAACTGTATTTCGAAGTGTGAATTCAAAACCTATTCCGGAGGAAAAGAAAACAGTGGGGAAGAATATTATGCATGGAATTTTGAACCGAATCTGAACCAGAATGCAAGTCAGTTCCTGCAGGAGCTGGTGGCGAAGCTGTTATATAACAACGAATGTCTGGTGATAGAGTCCAAGGGGCAGCTTATGATTGCAGAAGGGTTTGTGAAAGAAGAATATGCATTAAAAGAAACTGTATTCAGCCATGTGTACCGGAAAGGCATGACGTTTGATCGGACGTTCCGAATGTCCGAAGTGCTGTATTTCCGCCTGAGCAACAAAAATATCCGAAGCCTTCTGTCAAATCTGTGTGCGGGATATGACGAACTGTTGAATGAAGCAGTGGATAAATACGAAAAAGCAGGCGGAGAGAAAGGAACATTGAAGATCGATGCGATCGCAAGCGGTAAAAAGTACGGAGAACGGAGCTTTGAAGAAGTCTTTGAAGACCTGATGAACAACCGTTTTAAGACATTTTTCAACAGCAGGAGTGCAGTTCTTCCGTTGTTTGACGGGTTTAATTATACAAAACAGGCAGCAGAACAGAGTAAAAAATCTACTTCGGAGGTTAAGGATATCACAGATATTCTTGATGAGATTGTAGAAACGGTAGCACGGGCGTTTTCCATACCGGTGTCCCTGCTGAAAGGCGATGTGTCGGATGTGGAGAAAATCACAAGGAACTTTCTTACGTTCTGTATCGATCCGCTGTGCGAGATGATACAGAAAGAGATCAACCGGAAACGGTACGGCAGGAAAGAGATCCAGAAAGGGAACTATCTGAAGATTGACACTACGGCCGTTATGCATATTGATGTCTTTGACATTGCCGAGAAGATTGACAAGCTGATCGCAAGCGGTATGTACTGCGTTGATGAACTGCGTCAGAAACTTGGTGATGCAGAACTGGGAACGGAGGAAAGCCAGATGCACTTTATTACGAAAAATTATACGGAATTATCTGGAATTTCAGATGTGAAAGGGGGTGACACAGGGTGAGAAAGAAGACAAAGTACCGTTTTGAACAGATGGCGGGGCAGGGAGTGGTCAAGCTCTATATTTACGATGATGTGACGGCTTATGGAAATTTCAACTGGGAGACCTGGGAATATGATGACAGCGAAACCAGTGCCAATTATTTCCGGGAGCAGCTGGCGGCGATTCCGGAAACGTCTACGATTGAGCTTCATGTCAACAGCAATGGCGGAAGTGTGAAAGAAGGGATTGCGATCTACAATCTGCTGAAACAGCACAACGCAGAAAAGGTCTGCTATGTAGATGGATTTGCGTATTCAATCGCAAGCGTTATCTGCATGGCATGTGACAAGATCGTTATGGGGCTTGGCACATCGATGCTGATCCACAATATGGCGATGTCCGTATACGGCGATGCACAGACGCTGCGGAAATGTGCAGATGATCTGGATGTTCTGATGGAATCCAACCGCAAGATCTACATGGAACGAGCTAAGAACCTGACAGAAGAACAGCTGACCGAGATGATGGACAATGAAACATTCCTGACACCGCAGCAGTGCCTGGAATATGGTTTCTGTGATGAGATCGCGGAGTATCAGGCAGACCAGAATAAATTAAATCAGCAGGCAGCAGAAGAGATCCGCCATCTGCGGCAGGAGCTGTCGGCAATGAAAAGCTTCCGTGAGGAGATGAAACAGTTTTCGCCGGCGAAAAAGAAAGAGCCATTTCCGGGAAACCCAGAAGGAACACCGGGGACAGAACAGGGCAAAGAACAGAAAGTACTCAAAATGCTGAGTGCTTTTTTTGATGCATTTAACAAGGAGGAATAGGATGAAAAACAAAGATCTGTTGAAAGAAGAAAACAAAGAACTGATGCAGGCACTTTCCCAGGCATTGAAGGAAGATGATGATGATGCGATGGCAGAAGCCTTTGCGGCGTTTGCGGAAGGTGTGCAGGAACGAATCATGGAAGAATACAAAGACCTGCGTCAGAGCAAGGATGCTACGATCCTTGCATCACGCGGAATCAGACAGCTGACAGGGGAGGAGAAAACATTTTACCAGGCATGGATTGATGCGGCAAAATCTGCAAATCCAAAGCAGGCATTGATCGACATTAACAAAGCAATGCCGGAAACGATCATTGATGAAGTGATCGATGATATGCGTGAATCCCATGAACTGCTGTCAGAGATTGACTTTATCAACTGCCAGGGAGCAGTGAAGATGATCATCAATGCAGACAATATCGACCTCGCAACCTGGGGAGCGTTAAATTCTGCGATCAGCACAGAACTTGCAGGAAAGATTGACCTGCTGAACATGACACTGGCAAAGCTGACCGCATTTATCCCGGTGCCGAAAGATATGTTCGTCCGTGGACTTGGACCGGAGTGGCTGGATAATTATGTGAGGATCATTCTTTCAGAAGCATCTTCAGCCGGTCTGGAAAAAGGCATCCTGAAAGGGACAGGAAAAGACCAGCCGATCGGCATGTGCAAAAACCTGGACGGTGCGGTGACGCAGGGCGTGTACGCAGATAAAGCAAAAGTGTCATTGAAAACGCTGGAACCGAAAGAATATTGTGCAGCGGTAGCACCGCTGGCAAAGAAGCCGGACAGCGTTGGCGGTTACCGTACCGTTCCGGAAGTCATGCTGGTGGTCAATCCGGTAGATTACATCCAGCGTGTGGTTCCGTCTTCTACAGTACGTGCCACAGACGGAACCTATAAGAACAACATCTTCCCATATCCGACCAAAGTAGTACAGTCTGCCGCACTGGATGAAGGGGAAGCCATTATGGGTATTGCCAAAAAGTATTTTATGGGTGTTGCAGCAGGTGATTCCGGCATGATCGAGTATTCTGACGAATACCAGTTCCTGGAAGATAACCGTGTATACATCACAAAACTTTACGGAATGGGCCGTCCGAAAGATAACAATGCATTCCAGTATCTGGATGTATCGAACCTGCAGCCGGCACCGATGAAAGTGGAGATCACAAACACGGTGGACAATCCGGTGAACACAAAGGCGAAAGCGTAATTTATGAAGGTCGAGAAAATGTTGCAGGATACCAGGAATTATCTTGATATCACGTATGAAGACAATGATACCGATGTAAAGCTCCTTGGCATTATCAGGCGTGGTGCAGACTATTTGGACAGGGTAGCCGGAACGCCGCAGGATTATGATACAGATTCTGCGGCAAAATCCCTGCTCCTGGATTACTGCAGGTATGCAAGGAATAATGCACTGGAGCTGTTTGAACAGAATTTCAGAGCGGAATTGATCATGCTGAGAATCGAGGTGCAGACAGGTGAGTATGCAGAACGACAAGAGTGATTTCCAGACCTATAATGACGGCATCTGCCATTTTCATGAAATAGATGAAGATGGCAGACCAGAAAAAGAAGTGGAGCGACTCCGCTATCAGGAACGCACGGTCGGTGTCAGGCGGTATTATGAAGCAATGACGGCAAAAATGCAGATTGACCGCCTGATCCGTGTACCATTCCGGGAAGATATCACCACAGGACATTATGCCGTTATAGCAGGGCAGACGTATAAGATCCGGCAGGTGCAGACGATCGCAGATTGCAGACCGAAGTCTATGGATATATCCCTGCAGAAGATCCGGCAGAGAGGAAGATGATATGGCACAGTTTGAGTTACATGGATTTGATGACCTTATGATGCAGCTTGACCGGCTTGGAAGGACGGATGAGGTCGCACCAAAAATGCTGGAAGAAGCGGTGCCGATCCTTCAGGAGGAAGTTGTCAGCCAGGCAGAAAAGCACAGAGATACCGGTGAGATGGCAGCGTCCATTAAACCAACAAAAGTAACGAAAAGTGCAGATGGTTATCGTGTGGTTGTCCGGCCGACCGGGAAAGCATCCGGAAGAAACGTTCGGAATATGGAAAAGCTGGTGTACCTGGAATATGGTGTCCGGGGAAGACCGGCGACTCCGGTTCTGACAACAGCTGTGTTAAATGCAAGACCGGATGTGATTCGGAAAATGCAGGAAGTATTTACGAGGGAGATGAGCCTGTGAAGTCAGATGAGCTGTTAAAGAAAACCCTGGAGCAGACCGGACTTCCGGCAAAGTACCAGGAATACCGGGGAAGCAAAGAAGTGTACCTGGTGTACAACGAAGAAGATGAACGCAGCATCGCCCATGCAGATGACAGGCCGCAGGCGGTGTCAATCTGGTGGCAGGTTCATCTGTTCGCTCCAGAAGATTATGATTTCCGGGGTATGAAGAGAAGACTGCGTGTCCTGCTCCTGGAAGCGGGTTTTGCAGTGCGTGACGCAATGACATTGTTTGAAAAAGAAACAGGAAGTATACACGTGATCTTATCGTGTAATATGACAGAAGACATGGAGGATGAAACATGGCAAAAATTGGATTAAAATATCTGGTAGCAGCAAAACTGAATGAAGACGGAACTACATACGCAAAAGGATTTGTAGTTGCGAAGGCGATCAAAGCGAATATCACTGCAAACAGCAATGATGTAAAGTTATATGCAGATGATGGAGTATCCGAATCCGATAAAAGCTTTAAGGATGGCAATATTTCCCTGAACGTGGATGACCTGACACAGAAAGTATATGCGGATCTGCTTGGTCATGAGTATAAAGCAGCAAACAGCGAGGGAAACGAGCCGGAGACCGTTGTTGCATCAGCGGATGATATTGCACCGTATCATGGTGTCGGATTCTATGGACGCGTAAGACGGAACAATAAAGACTCGTTCCTTGCAAAATGGCTGAAAAAAACACAGTTTTCTGAGCCGAACGATGAAACAGATACCAAAGGAGAGACGGTGACGTTCCAGACACCGACCATTGAGGGAACGGTATTTCAGATGAGTGACGGAACCTGGAAAGAGCAGGCAGAATTTACAGAGGAATCAAAAGCGGTAGAATGGCTGAACAAGAAAGCCGGAATAGGGGCATAATTATGAGTGATATGAATCCAAAAGGGGAATTGCTGGTGATTGGATTGGAGGAAAGACATCTCCTCCTGAACATCAATACGATCGCAGAGATTCAGGATCATTATGATATGACACTGGATGAAGTAGTAGGAATGCTGACAGATAAGCGTGAGGCGGTAAAAGTACTGCGTACAGTGGTCACGATCCTGTTGAATGATGAGGCAGACCGGAAGAAAAGGGGAGGCTGTGAACTGAAACATTACACGGAACAGGAAGTCGGGTGGCTGATCACACAGGAAAATGTCTCGGAAGTACTGCTTACCGTACTCAGGGCATATGGGCTTTCACTTCCGGAGCCGGATGAATTCGAATCCCCAAACGTGACGAGCGGGCAGACAGGATAAATGTCGCCCGCATTTTATATATCGGATGCAAGTTGCTGAATTTTTCCCAACAGGAAGTGTTTGACATGACGCTTCGCAAGTTTTTCCTGATCTACAACGAATATCTGGAAGCGAACGGTTTAAAGGAGCAGGAACTGACCGTGGACCAGGTTTTCTGAGTGAAAACCTGGCCGGTCCTTTCGATACCGCTTGACTTTTGTATATATGAAATCGTATAATCTATATAAAAGTAAGGAGATATCCGACACAGGAGAAAAGGAAGGGGAATGTAATATGGATCTTGATATTGGAAGACTGGTTCTGGCAGCAGCTATCATTTTTTTGCCGATGTACTTCTTTCAGAAACTGGCAGACTGGAACACGGTAAATCAGAAGATCGACCATCCGGATATGGATGAACAGAAGTTAAAACAGATCGGCACAGAGAACCGGCTGGTTGGCTTTGTGGTGGCAATGATTGTATCCGGGATAGCACTTTTGGTTTCTATGGGATTTATGTTTCTGCTGGTTATGGTCGCTTTGTATATTGTCCTGATCTTCCCATTATTTAGAATTATGAGAAGAAAAAGGAAATAAGAATCAAATATATAGTGTGTAAGTAAAAAGCATCCGAAAATGATCGGATGCTTTTTTGCGTGGAGGAAACAAAATGGCAGACGGAAAAACATTTGACATTGGTGCAAGTATCAAGCTCGAAAATGATAAGGAGTTCCGCGATGCAGTGACGGGAATCAATAAGTCCATCCGGACACTGGACTCGGAACTGAAGCTTGTCAGTGCACAGTACGAGGGAAATGCGAACAGCATGGAAGCCCTGAGCAGAAAGCAGGAAGTGCTGAACCGGTTGCTAGATGAGCATAAGAAAAAATCAGAAGCGACAAAGACGGCACTGGAAAATGCGAAAGCTCAGAGGGAACGTCTAGGAGAGACGCTGGAAAAAACACTTCAGCAGTTTGACCAGGAAAGGGAAAAGCTGGAGGAAGTAAAGAAGATTTACGGCGAGACATCAGATGAGGCAAAAAAGCAGGAACGTGTTGTGGCGGAGCTGGAAGCCGGGATCAGCAAAGGCAATGAACAATATGACAAAGCCGGAAACAAAGTCCAGGAATGGCAGATGAAACTGAACACGGCAGAAGCACAGGTGATCAAGGCGACTTCTGCGGTCAACAGGAATGCCGCATATCTTCAGGAAGCACAGGAAGCAACGGATCACTGTGCACAGAGTATTGACCGGTTTGGTAATGCCATGCAGCAGGCAGAAGAAGCAACGGACACTTTTGGTGATATGGTCCGGGCGAATTTTACGGTCAAGGTTGCGGAGACAATTCAGGATGTTCTTTCGGAAATCGGTTCCGGAGCATATGAGAGTGCCACGGAACTGAAAAAAGCAGAAAACCAGATCGAAGCCAGTACGAACCTTGCCGGAAAAGCTTTGCAGGATTACAAGGAGACACTGAAAGATGTCTATTCGAACAATTATGGTGACGGACTCGATGATATTGCAGAGACGATGCAGAAGATGAAGCAGAACATCGGGGAACTGAATAAAGCGGATCTTCAGAACGTGACAGAAAGTGCAATCACATTGCGTGATACATTCGACATGGATATGGACGAAAACATCCGTGGTGCTAAGAGTCTGATGTATCAGTTCAACCTGACGGCAGTAGAAGCATTTGACATGATCGGCAAGGGAGCAAAAGAAGGCCTGAACTATACGGATGAGCTGGGGGACAATGTTTCGGAGTATGCCGGAAATTTTGCACAGGCAGGGTATTCTGCATCGGAATACTTTCAGCTGCTGAAAAACGGCAGTTCGAACGGAGCTTACAACCTGGATAAAGTCAACGATGCGATCAACGAGGTTACAAACCGACTGGCAGATGGCACGATCGAAGGAGCGTTGTCAAGCTTTGGTACAGAGACACAGAATGCTTTTCTTGCATGGCAAAATGGAAGCGGAACGCAAAAACAGGTCATTGATTCGATTGTGCAGGATATCCGGAACTGTACCAACGAGCAGGAAGCACTTACCATGGCGGCCACTGCATTTGGTACGATGGGAGAAGATTCAAACCTTAAGTTTGTTCAGTCTTTAACCAGTGTCGGAGATACCTTTGATACGGTCAAAGGGACGATGGAAAGCATCAAAAATGTGAAATATGATGACATTAACAGCCAGATCACGGAGCTTAGCCGGTCGATACAGATGCAGATCGGGGATCAGATCAAGAACCTGCTTCCGTATGCAAAGAGCGGTCTGAAAATGGTTTCTGAAAACCTAGTACCGATCGAAAGCGGGATTGTGGGACTTGGCACGGCAATCGGAGTATGGAAAGTACTACAGAACGAAGCGTTCCGTTCAGCAGTACTTTCAGCAGCAACATATATCAGTTCCCTGGAGGGAATGACTGTTGCGACAAAGATACAGACCGTTGCAAATACGGCATTAAATGCTGCGATGAATGCGAATCCAATGGTGCTTTTTGCTTCAGCAGCAGGCGTGGCGGCAGCTGCACTGGTTGCATTATGGGCAACGTCCGATGATATCAAGACGGAAAGTGAAGAACAGGCCGGAAAAGTAAAACAGCTTACACAGGAATATAAGGATCTGAAAAAAGCGAGTGATGAAAGCCGGGAAGCCTTTGAGGAGACAAAGAACAGTGCAGTAACCGAGAGTGAATCCCTGCAGGTCATGGCGGATAAAGTATATGCCCTGGCAGAAAGCGGAGATGCCGTTGGCAGCAGTAAGACGGAGATCCTGGCTTATATTGACCAGCTGAACGAAGCGATACCAGGTCTGAATCTTGCATTTGATGAGCAGACCGGAAAGCTGAATATGCTCAAAGGTACGCTGGACAGCTACATTGATTCCATGAAGCAGAGTGCGATCAGCGATGCGTATGGGGAACAGATGAACGATGTTGCCGGGCGGATCGCACAGGCAAATCAGAACCTGACTTCTGCGATGACAGAAAAAGCGAAAGCAGAAGAACGGCTGAAACAGATCGAGGAAGAGAGAAATGAACTGCTGACAGATAACGAAGACCTGACCGGTACAGCCGGGGCAAGACTTGGCGAACTTAACACAGAAGAAGCACTCCTCCGTGAAAATATCCGTGAAAGCAATAAAAACATCGACCAGTATAACGGTTATATCAAAGATGCACAGGATGAGCAGGACCAGCTGGGAAAAGAGATGGAGCAGACAGCGAAATCTATGGGACTGTTGACCGATGAAACAGAAGCGAATACGAAAGCATCCAAGGAAAATGTTATAACGGCTCAGGAAGTCACAGCATCGACCAAAACCACAAAAGAAGCCCTGGATGACCTGAAAGAAAAGTTCAAAGAGACAAAAGAAGAGATCCGTGCGGGACTGGAAGAAAAGATCAACCTGTTTGATGTGTTTGACGGCGGCGATGACCTTTCTGTGGATACGATGGCCACAAATATGGAATCCCAGCTGGAAGGCATCCAGAAGTATAAAGAAAACCTGGAAAAACTGAAAAGCGTTGTTGGTGATACGATCGCACCGGAATTTATGCAGTACATCGAAGATATGGGGCTGGAAGGTGCAAACCTGGTCAAAAACCTTGCTGATTCCATGGACAGCGAAGATGCGAAAGCAAAGCTGAAGAAGGCATCCGATGATTATATGTCCTATCTGGATGAATCTGATGCAATCGCAAAGGCGGGTGCAGCAAATAAAATGGCATTGAGTGCGGCACTTGGTGAGCTTGGTTCCACAAAGGCGGATTTTTCAGAGCTGAAAAAATCCGTAAAGGAAGCAGCAAATTCCACGGCAGCAGGATGGAGCGATCTGGCAGAAAGAACGAAGGAGTCTTTGAATGAGACGATTAAGACAGCCCGGGAATGCGGAATCCAGATTCCGGAAGGACTCGCAGATGGCATTAAATCAGGAACGGTATCTCCGGAGGAAGCGATAGCCCAGTTAAAAGGCGGCATCCAGGGACAGTTTGAATATTTTTCAAAACTGGCAAAACAGGCTGGCATTACAGTACCGGAGGGACTGAAAGAAGGTATTTCACAGGGCGGTGATGCGGCAGTACAGGCGATGCAGCAGTTATATGAAATGCTTGCCGGTACACAGCAGCAGGCAGAAAAAACATCACAGGAAGCCGGAAAGAAAAACACACAGGCGGTTGGAACCGGTGCACAGCAGGCATCTGGTGAAGTAAACCAGAAAGTGTCATCTGTTATGAGCCAGGCGACAACGACTGCGGGAAGTTACAGCGGATCGTTCCAGAACGTAGGCTATAATATGATGTCAGGTGTAGCAATCGGTATGAATTCTGGTTCCGGTCTGGTATACGACAAAGTACAGCAGATCCTGAATGAAGCAAAGAACCGTGCAAACAAGACAACGGATTCACACAGCCCTTCAAGAGTGTGGCGTGATCAGGTTGGCCTGTATATGCCGCAGGGTGTTGCTGAGGGTGTTACGAAAGGAAAACAGGACGTAACGGACGCTGTTGTAGATATGGCGGAGAGTGCCCTGACAGCGGCACAGGAAACATTGGAGATTCATTCCCCATCGAAAAAATTCAGAAAAGCAGTAGGAAAAGAGATACCTGCAGGTGTGACACTGGGCATCAAAGAGGGGACGGGGGATGCCAAAAAGGAAGCCAAAGAATTTGCCAGGGAAGTTTTTGAATCTGCCAGGGATCATTTAAACGATCTGCAGAAAAACAACGCCAATTCCATGAACACGACACTTGCGGATATTAACTGGTACTGGGACAAAATCCTGAAGAGGTCAAAAAAGAAAGGAAAAAAATACTATGCTGCCATGAAAAAGCTTGTAAAAGAAGAGAAAAAAGCATTAAAGCAGCAGCGTATTTCAGAAGGACTGAGTGCACAGGAGTCGGCTCTGGATGCTTATAAAGTATACTATGGTGTATCATCAAAGGCAGAGATGCAGTACTGGGATGCTGCCAGAAAAAAATATGAAGAAGGTACAGACCAACGCCTAGAAGCAGATAAGAAATATTATGAAGCCAAAGCAGACTACACCGATAAGCTCAAGGAACTGGAAGATGATTACAAGGATAAGTGCAAGGAAACAAATGAAAAGCTGGAAGAAGACCTGAAGGAAATACAGAAGAAATATGATGAGACGCTTACGGAACGTAAAAAAGCAATCAAGGATGCATTTGGACTGTTTGATGAGTTTGTAAGTGAATCAGATGGACCGGATACGCTTCTTTTTAATCTTCAATCCCAGGTAAAAGGCTATCAGATGTGGGTGGATCAGCTGGCGGAGCTGGAAGGCAAGAGCATCCTTGGAGATGATTTTCTGACAGAACTTAGGGAGATGGGACCGGATGCCACGGCAACCATCGTAGCTTTGAACCGTATGACGGAAGAGCAGCTGAAACAGGCACAAAAGGCATACGCAGAAAAGAACCGGATTGCAGAGGAACAGGCAGCACGTGAGACAGAAAGCCTGAAACAAGAAACAGAGAAAAAACTGGAGGCAGCACGTGAAACAGCCGCGAAAGAACTGGAAAAGTATAAGACGGACTATATGGAAGCCTGTAAAAAACTTTCTGCCGATATGGATGATAATCTGGAGAAACTGGCTTCAAAAGCATACAAAGGCGGCGTCAATGCAGTTGCCGGACTGATCAAAGGGATTACGGATGCAGTAGCGGCAAAAGACACAGATACCGAATTAACACGCCTGGAAGCTACCTTTGCGGAAAGTAGCAGCTCATCGCCGAAAACGAAAAAAAATACGAAGGCATCAACCCCTGCGGTTTCAGCAGCTTTCGAAAAAGCAAAATCCGGCACAGCAAAAGCAGCAGAATATCTTGGAATTAAAAATACTGCGGAACAATTACAAAACCTGATCAAAGCTACAGCAAAGAATATGAATTTAAATACCTCTTCTGCATCCATACATACATTGCGGTCAAACAACGTTGCAAAAGCAAAATCCATAGACAGTGATATACTGAAAAATACAGAACGGGCACTTACTGAAATACAAAAAGAGGTAAAAAGCATAAAAAACATGGGGATCTATCTGGACGGTGACTTGCTAGCAGGCAGGCTTGCGGAACGGATTGGATCAGAACTTGCAAACATTGCATTTAATACAAGGTAGGAGGAGAACATGAAGATCAATGGGAAAACAGTAGCAGAGGAATATGATCTGGAACAGTGGAACGTTGAAATGAGTTATGGAGAGGTTACGAATGAAAGCAGCTGGGAACCTGGCTGTCCGGTGCCAATTCTGCTGGAAAGTGAATTCGGCATGAAAAAGATCAAATTGTCCATGCTTGCAAAAGGGAGCGGTCGTGGTCTGATCTGGGAAAAATGCGAAAAGATTATCGCAGAACTTGCAAAGCCTGCAGTCTTGGAACTGGAAGGCTTTAACCATAAATATAAAGTGGTTCTTACAAATGCCCAGCAGGTAGAGAGCAGCATCAAACGTTTCCATAAGGCAGTTCTGGAATTGATAGGCTATGAATTTGGTGAGCATAGAACCGTTACGATAAAACCGGGACAGAACCTGTGGCTGGAGAATAATGGGACGGTCTATGCACCACTGAAGATCACAGTGAACCAGAACAGGCAGTATGAACCAAAGAATACCATTTATCTGTATTACATAGATAATGAGATCACGGGAACATCCAATTCTGTGCCGGTTGGAAGCTTTTTGTTTGAAGGAAAAACGGAACGCCTGATGTTTGATGCATCAAATGGGAAAACGGAGGAAAAGAAGGTGAACGAAGAAAAGACAACAGCCGGAGGACTGCAAAAGATAGAAATCTTTGATATTCCACGAATCAAACCGGGAGGTATGTATTTTGCATGCAAACAGTCAGGAGGAAGTGCAGATACAACAGTAACCATAGAGTATGAGGAACGTTATATCTAGGAAGGAGAGCCATGGATACAAAAACAATTATCAAAATTATTTCTGCTTCCAGAACAAAAGAATATTACATCACACAGCGAAAGGATTTCAAGATTGAAACGATACTGGACAGTGCAGATGCATCGGTAGCGTTTTCTGTTCCTTATCAGGTGTATCCCATCACATGTGAAAGTTATGTAGTAGTGGAGCATCAGGAGTATATTGTCAAGGAAATTTCACCGGTTAAAAATGGATATCGTGATGTGAAAGCAATCCTGAATCTGGAAGATCTGGAAGGAAAGCTGTTTTCGACATATAAAAAGAAAGCGACCGCAGAAGCACATTTAGAGGAAGCACTGAAAGATACCGGCTGGAAGCTCCGGTGTCAGTTGGATGATAATACCGAATTGACGATCGAAGATGAAAATACCACGGCAAAAGCGATCATTGATAAAGTGCGTGAGATTTTTGGAATCGAGGTCCGGTATGACACACAGAGTAAAGTATTGTATGCTGCCAGACAGATCGGGGACGATGAAGGAGTTGTATTCCTGAAAGGAGTCAATCTCCTGAAGACAGAGATTAAACGTGACACTTACAATTACTGCACAAGACTGTATCCGATCGGGAAAGATGGTCTGACTATCGAAAGTGTGAACAGCGGAAAGAAATACATTGATGCCGCAGGTGCAGAGAAAGTGGTCGCCCAGTACTGGGAAGATACTGCATATGAGACGGCAGAAGAGCTTATTGCTGCAGCGAGATATAAGCTGGCAGAAATGGCACAGACTGCAGTTACCGTGACGGTTAAAATCGTTGATCTTGCCGGTAAGAACAAAAATAAATATGCAATGTATGCGTTCGAGGTCGGAGATACAGTAAGTGTTGTGGATGTCAAAGAAAACGGAAAATATCGGGTAACAAAGAAAACAATATATCCGGATCAGCAGCATAAGAACACGGTACAGCTGTCAAACCGCAACAAAAGCTTTGCGGACTACGCAAAACAGCTGAAAGCGAAGTCCTACGAAACGGATAAGATCATCATAAAGTTCAACCGTAATCTGGAAAAAGTCCAGGCAGAAATCAAAGATATGAAAGAAAACCCACAGAAGAATGTGGAAGGAAATGCAGGGACATCAACGAAGCTGCAGACAGGGAGAAAGATAGAAGGAATGCTTTTTGACGGAACAAAAGACATCAGTCATTATGCGACCTGTTATACTTCGGCATCAACAGCGGCAAAAACGGTCAGCCTGTCAGGCTTCAGTCTGGTTACAGGTGCAAGAGTCTGTGTTTGCTTCAATTATGGCAATACTGCAGCGAATCCAACGCTGAATGTAAATAATACAGGTGCGAAAGCGATCTATTACCGGAACGGAAATATTTCGGCAGAGCTGATCACATCGTATACCGTGTTAGAGTTGGTATATACCGGATCTTACTGGTACGTGATCGGTGTGATCGACAGAGCTACAGCGTTATCAACAACAGCAGTAACTCCATCAGCAACAGGAAGCTGGTACTATTCTTCAGCAATCAGTTCTCTGGCGAATTATGATGAAATCCGTGTATGGCTGGAAATTGCCGATGGTGAAAAAGGCTGGATCACACTGACCAGAAAAGATGCGGCAGAGACAGTGCGTACACTGTATCTTACAGCATCCTATAATGCACGCGTTCAGCTGAAATGGGATACAACAAACAATAAAGTGGGTGTATATGTCCGCAATATTGGATCTGGATGGACAGCAAACAAGGTAAGCGTGAAACGAATCGAAGGGGTGAGATAATGTTAAAAGCAGTATTTTCAAGATTCGGTGAAGAGATTGAGCTGACAGATGAATTATGGCAGTATGATTTCGGTCAGAAGATTCAGGTCACGGGCATCGAATTACCGGATGTCTGCGAAGTGCATTTCCAGTATGATAACCTGACTGAAACAAAAACAGTAACAGGTTATAAACAGGAAAATGCACTGATCATCGATATACCGAATGAAGCACTGACAAGCAGGGGAATCATCAAACTGTATATCTATCTGGTCAGTTCAGAAGAAGGCAGAACAGTAAATGTTGCGATCATGCATGTGAACAGACGAATGAAACCAGAAGGATTTGAAGGTCCGGAAGATATTGACCTGTTCCACCACACACTGCTGGCAGCAAATGAGTATATGCAGCAAACTAAGAGTGCGAAAAAGTCTGCTGAGACAGCAGCAAATCAGGCGGAGGATGCGAAGAACGCTGCAGAGTCAGCATCTGGATCAGCACAGGCAAGTGCCGATGAAGCAAAAACATCAAAAGAAAATGCAGAAACAGCTGTAAAAAACGCAGAAGCATTCAAAACAGAAACCGAAACTGCCAAAGCAGAAGCAGTTCAGGCAGCAGCAGATGCAACGGCCGCTAAGAAGTCAGCGGAAGAAGCCAGAGCCGCAGCAGAAAAAGCGAAGCAGGATGCAGAGGCGGCGAAAGCGGCAGCAGATGTGGATAAAGAAGCGGCTGAGTCCGCCAAGGCAAAAGCAGAGGCTGCACAGAAAGCTGCGGAAAATGCAGAGACAGAAGCAAAGAAAGCCCAGACAGCCACGGAAACAGCCAAGAGGGAAACAGAAACCGCAAAGACAGCAGTAGAAACCATGCAGAGCACGGTGGCAGGCTATGCTGATAATGCAAATGTTGCGAAAGAATCGGCAAAAACTGCAAGGTCAGAAGCCGAAACAGCAAAGAACGATGCAGTACAGGCAAAAGATGCGGCTGAGAAAGCAAAGAGCGGAACGGCAGCAGATAGGGAAGTTGCAGAAGCGGCATCAAAAGCGGCACAGGTAAGTGCAATTTCAGCGGAAAAGTCGGCAGAAAGAGCTGAGACGGCAAAAGAAGAAATCCAGGAATCGGCGGATCAGATCCAGAAGAATGCAACAGAAATTGATTCGTTAAAGGAAGATTTAGGTGATATATCAAAAGAGGTTGGGCATACGTCAACCAATCTCTTGAAGATTACTGGCTACGAAATTACCACGCCTAATATCGGTGTATCCTTCTCTCTTGGTGATGATGGAAGAATTGTTATGAGTGGCAAAGCTACAAATAGTAATTTCATTATCCGATTAAACTGTGAAGAGATTCAACTTAATAGTGGAGAAGATTATACAGTCAACATTTCCTCTCAATTTACGAATGTTTCGACACGATTAATGAGAAAAGTACCAATCGGTGGCACAAGTGCGGAGGTGACTATTTCTGCTAAAACATCAGTAACATGGACAGCAACAAATTCCGTTATCAGCTATATTACTCTTACATTGCCGAGTGGATATAGCACAGATTATGATGGGTATATTTGGCTTTCAAAAGGTATGCAAGCAACAAACTATGAACCTATAGGATTTATCAGTGAAGTTGCAAAGAAAGCAGAATTTGAAACCTTTAAAAAATATGTAAATGCTAAGGTAAGTGGATTTTCAGATGAACTTTTTGAACGATGTGGATTGATTGAAAAAAAAAGGGGAGTTTGAATCATTTTCACCAACTACTTTTTCAAGTGGTATAGATGTTTTAAATGCTCCTTTTGAGTACAACCGATTTAATAATGTTTCAAAGAAAATAATAGTTAAGCCGAGTACACCTGCAAACTATTACAATATTCAGCAGGCTTTCACATTTGGCAATTTTGAATCCATTACTGTACTTATGTATACCACTGTGCGTGCATTTAACAATAAATCTAAATTACAGTTTTACATTCAGCTTGCATCCAGTAAAGCAGCAAATAAATACGGAACTGCAATGCTTATTGATGCTTCGCTTCTTAATGTTGGTTGGGGAGCATATAAAATTCCACTTAGTGCATTTACATTCGCAAATGGTGCATCTATAGATGAGATGGATTTGATGAGATTTAGATTAAGGGTTCTTTCGACTCCTACAGAAGATTTAGAAATTATCTGTGGTGGATATATTTACAACGAGAGGATGAAACCTACTGTAGTAATGTCATTTGATGGCGTGTATGATACAGACACGGTAATTGGAGGAAAATTTGATGCACTTATACAAAATAAAATTCATGCAACTATGTTTCAATCTGTGAACACTATATATTCTGATGATACAAAATCGGTGTTTTATAACCATGTAATCAACGACGGATTAGAAATACAAATGTATGCAACAAAAAATAGAGAGTATGTGCAGACAGAAGATGATCCAGAAACACAGTATAATGAACTGAGAACACAGAAAGAGTGGCTGTATGAGAATAGAATTAGTGGATTGCCTACCATGTATGCTGCTCCTAATGGTATTCTTCCAAACACAACTATTAACTTGTTAAAGTCTCTTGGTTTCAAAATGGCGAGAAGTGGGAGTGCTTATTTTGTTAACAGATTTACAAAAAAAGATTTTAACGTAGGATTTAAAGGCATTTTTGGAACAAGTTCAGCGGACACAATCAATGACCTGATTGACGAAACAATAGCAGATGGAAAAACCATTTTCTTGTTCACTCACGAAGTAAGAGATAATCCAAAATCATATGATAGTGGCACTGCAAATTTTAAATCAGTATGTGACTATATTGGTCAGAAGATTGCAAATGGCGAATTACAGAGCATGAATTTTACGGAGTTTTATAATGCTTGTGTTAATTAACTAAAGGAGGCTACGGTAAACTACCATGCCACTCGTATGATATCATAAACAGCAGAATGGGATACATTATATCGCAACAAGAGCTGTGTATGGACATCCGACCTATTATTACATATCGACCAGCTATTATATTGTGGTCGATCAGAAAAAACGCAGTCTGCAGCTGATTGCAAATGGAGATGGGGATGATTACACATATGAATATTAATCGAGGAAGTGTCATCAGAGCAGGACCGTAGAGGTCCATTTTTATTGCAATTTTTGAAACCATAAACGAAAAAGAAGCCTTGTGTTGAGCGATACCAATGCCCACAAGACTTCTTAGATTGTTTCTTGATTAGATACATATTAACACATCTGACCAAGAAAGGAAAGACTAACGAGGATGAAAAAAGAAATGGTTTGTACGATTACAGGAGCAATCGGTGGGACGATTGCTTATTTTTTTGGAGGCTGGGATCAGGCTCTTGTAACTTTAATCATTTTCATGGCAATTGACTACATATCCGGTCTGATTGTAGCCGGTGTGTTCCACAACAGCAAGAAAACGGAATCCGGGACACTTGAGAGCCGGACAGGCTGGAAAGGTCTGTGCAGGAAATGCATGACGCTGCTGTTTGTTCTGGTGGCATACCGGCTGGATCTGGCAATCGGTGTGGATTACATCCGTGATGCGGTGATCATCGGGTTTATTGCCAACGAACTGATCAGCATCGTAGAGAATGCCGGACTGATGGGCATACCGCTGCCGGCAGTGATCGCCAATGCGATCGACATACTGACACAGAAAGCAGAGAAAAAAGGGGACGCATGAGCGTCCTCTGAGAAAGGCGGTAGAGATTATGAACAAGATTAACCGAATGATTTCAAATTACAATTATAATCCCGGCAATATTTCCAGGATCAAATATATTGTGATTCATTATGTCGGAGCATTGGGCGGAGCACAGGAAAATTGTGCATACTATGGCGGCGGCAACCGTGGGGCATCCGCACACTATTTTGTCGGTTTCGCCGGCGAAATCTGGCAGTGCGTGGAAGATAAGGACATTGCCTGGCACTGTGGAGCGAACAGCTACAGGCACCCGGAATGCAGGAATGCGAACAGCATCGGCATTGAGATGTGCGTGCGGAAGAAATCCACAGAAACAATGAACGCAACAGACAAAGACTGGTATTTTGAGGGAGCAACGGTACAGTCGGCGGCTGAGCTGACAAAATACCTGATGAAAAAATACAATGTGCCGGCAGACCATGTTATTCGCCACTATGATGTAACCGGAAAGATTTGCCCGAATCCGTATGTATACAATACAGGTACGTACACTTGGGATGCGTTCAAGAAATCTATTTCCGGACAGAATGGCGACATTCTTCCAGCAACCACGAAACAGTGGTACCGTGTTCGCAAGACCTGGAAGAACGCCAGCAGCCAGATCGGAGCGTTTCAGACGCTCAAGAAAGCAAAACGGCGTGCAGATCAGCATGCCGGTTATCATGTCTACAACGATACCGGTAAAAAGATGTACACATCCGCCAAGCTCCCATACAAGGTTCGGCCGAAAACCGCAAATGTCCCGATCAGGACGGGACCGGCGAAAACCTACAGTGCTGCCAGAACGTTTTTACAGCCGGGTAAGTACGAGATCGTAGAAGAAAAGAACGGATTCGGCCGGCTTAAAAGCGGTGCAGGATGGGTGTATTTGAAGAAAGTGGAGAGGGTATAA